TCCTGATAAACTAATTGTTGCAGAGTCTAATACTTGACCACCTGCACTATAGTTTGTTCCAGATGCTTCATCAGAATTACCTGTAACATCTGAGTAATTAGTTGTACTGGCATTATATGTACCAGACGGTGATGCTTTAATTAAAGCTAATTTAATACTGTCAGTATCCAAATCATGGGTACCACCAAGTAATTCTGTTTTGAATGTATTACACATTGCTGTTGTAATAGCCATGATTAGGTTACTTTATATACAAGTATAGGTGGGCCACAAGTAAGTAGCCCACCCAATAGTTTAGTTACGCAAGTGCGTCACGATCTACTTCGTCAGCAGAGTAGTCGCCTTGATCACTAACATCTACCATCCAAGCGTAAACACGAATTTTACCCGCTGTGAAGGTAGCACCAGAACCCGCAAATGTCAGGTCTAGTGTGTCTGCTGTTGCAAGAGTAACGTCTGCTGCAGGTGTAGCTGATGGTGCATATGCAAGATCTGCAGCACCATCAATATCAAATGCTGCAACAAATTCGTCAGCATCTGCTGCACCCAATGTTGCGGTAGCATCTGTACCTGTGTTTTGCGTTGCAGATTCTACAACTTGAAAACCAGCATGAATTACCCGTGTGTTAGCAGGGATAGTAATACACTGAACTACGTCACCAGCCGAACAGTCAATAGCCTGTGCAGTAAGGTCAATAGTTTTTTGTACCATATACGGTGCACGTCCACGTTGTGAACTACCGTGAGCAGGTAACAATAATGAAGTAATAGTAGCCATCTGTTATCCCTCCCTTATGCCAAGTGATACTTAGCGTTCACAAGAGCTTCTGGACGAAGGATCTTGCGACCATATAGATGCATACCACGAACAATGTCAGCGAATGAATCTGGATCACGATATGTTTCAGTTTTGTTGATCTGCTCTGCAGTTGCAACGGCTGAATCGTGTCCTGCAACAATCATACCATAGTTAACAGCAGAGTTTGTTCCTGTGAAAGAAGGACCAGTACCTACTGATGGCAGATTGTTTGAAGTGTATACACGGAAACCATGAATGTTTGTTCCAACTTGACCATTCTGCAATCCAGAACCACCAAAGTCAGCGTTAAACAAACGTGAGTCTTCGTCTTTCAACAACTCCATAAACACAGGGTCTACTACCAACCAACGGCCTTGAGTATCCACATTCTGTTGATCCAACAGACGTGACATACGTGCAATAACTGTCAATGGGAAAGTATCACCAACGGCAGGAGTTGAGTCAGTTGCTCCACCTGTACGTGGCTGCAATGCCAAAGCATCACCTGCTGAACCACCGAAGTCTGCAGCATCAAGTTTCATTGAAGCAAGCAATTCATCAGTAGTTGAGCCAACAGCGTTTGTGCCATTAACTACATCGTTTACAGTATCAGGTGTACCGTGTAGTGCAGACTGTTTAAAGCCTGTCAAGTAACCAAGTACGTCTGGTCAAACTGATCACCCAAACGGTAAGCAGCACGATCTGACGCAAGGCTTTGGAAATTGACGTGACTATGAGCTTCCTCAATATCATCGACCTTGAAGGCAAAATAATTGGCTTTGTCGATTGTCAATGAGAAATCTTCATCGTCAAGATCTTGTGGTGTAATAGTTGTGCCACGCTCATATGCTTTAACGGTAATCTCAGGTTCTTTAATGATTTTAACTGAGTCGCCCATTGCAGCGATTTCTCCAAAATAATCGGAGTTAGTAATTGCTTCACAGACAGATGCTTTGCGGAACGCAAGTTGCACCTGTTTGCTATAGATAACTGGTGAGAAATTACCGTTTGGTAAGTTACCATAACCAGCAGCGGATGAAAATGCCATTTTAATTCTCCTTAGCATAATATCACAGATGCAAACGACCAATGACTTAAACAGAGGCTAATTCTACTAGGGTGCGTTTATTAGAAAGTTGGCCTACCTTCTAGTAAAACGGGCCACGAGACATTAGGTTGTCCGAAAGCGTATATTGTTGTTTGCGGAAGTTTAGTTAATTAATAGTGCGGGTAACTGTAGTTAATACCTAACAGGGCCGCACTATCCATTGTACATATAGTTATATCATAAAT